TGAGTTAAGGTATATAATCATCTTATGATTCTAACAGATATTAAAATTTATGATGGTGTTCTCTTGCATAAGAGATTTGCTTACAAGTATTTCCGAAATAAGTGTTTGCCAATTGGTAATATTATCTCCTTTAGAGCCCCGGCAAAAGTTGAAACAGAAGGGTTAATTGACCAGGAAGATTCGCTGAATAAGGATTTTATATATAGTGAAGATATGATTCATTTTCTATATGAGATTCCTCTTATAACTGAAGGTTTTGGCGCTATCAGCTATCAGAGAATGTTTAATTCGATTATTGCCAATATTCTTAACAAATACATTGACGCACCTATTGAAGTTGATGGTGATGATTTAATGGTTAATAAAGAGTTTACGCAAGGTGGTGTTACACAACAAAAGGGCAAGTGCAGTGTAAGTATTGTCCACGTAAAGGATAGTGCAGCCTTAGGACATACTGGTATCAACGTAACTGCTGGTAAACATGCTCCTGCTTTTGCATATAGTACAAAATTAACTGATATTGAATGTCAGAATTTTATGTCAGATGTTATTAACGCCTTTTATCAAATTAACGATGATATTTTTATCGCCTCGACAAAGATTATCTCACATTGAATATATTTGATATTATTGATGGTGTTGCTTTTAGTAAGAAAGAAAACTTAGTACAACAGGCAGAAGAAAAGAACAACTATCAACCGTATCTGATAAATCGATGGATATCTATGCTTGATAGTAGTGCAGCTAAAATTGTTAATGATACACTCAATAGATATGGACACGTCTTTAATGCTGACGACCAATATACGTTTTTATTAAAAGTATTGCCAAGATATAAAAAGCAAAGAATCAATTACATTAAAAGGCCCTCAAAAGAGAAAGCTTGATTTTTAAGGGTTTTCACTAAATCTTATTATGGCAAAAGCAAACGTAGATAAATTACCGACACAAAAAAGTCTTATTGATTTAAGCTCCCATTCTAAAAATACTTTTAATAGTGTTTTTATGGGGTATAACCTCTGCCAAGTACTCGATGATATTATACTAGCGGAGTTTGCTGATGATGGTGGTAGTTCAAACACTATAGTACGTAATGGTATTTTAGTTCCAGTAAATGCAGAAACGAATGCATGGAGAATTGGAAAAGTAATTATTTGTGGTGATACCTGTAAGCTTGTTAAGTCTGGTGATTATATTTGTTTCCCTAACAATCTAGGTGTTCCAATTTCAAACATAGAGGTCGAAAACCATGGTACGGTTAGATATGGTATTTTTTTAAACGAACAAAGAATATTCGGTACTGTAAAACCGAGAAACCAAAATGATAGTATCGATACTAAGTCTAAGACCAGTTCTACAAAACGCAGCGTGTGAGATTAGGTTCACTCGCAGGAGACCAGTACCCGGTCGATCTATGTTTCGTAGAATGCTGTGCACAAATTCCAATACAATACTGAATAGTATTGATGGTAGAATAACTCTTAATTATAGACCGTCTTCTAGAAGCCCGAAGTATGACCCGAATCAAAAAAATCTTATTATTGCCTGGGATATTTTTATGCAAGATTATAGATGTATAAATTGTGATAATTGTGATTTAATTACAACTATACCTGCAGGCGAAGCATTTTGGAAATATTTTAAAGAAAATATAATGAAATTATCTTTACAACAAAAAATGGCATTTATGGATTCATGAAAATAGAATCTTTAGAAAAAAATATTAATAAATTTTTGCAACAGAAAATTAATATTTCTGTTAATAACAAATTTACCAAGTCAGGTAAATTAATATTATTTTGTATTAAAGATTTTTATCTCGTCTTTACAATTTTAATACAACAAACTAAGAAAGTAGTCGAGATACCCTACCCCTTTGATTACGAAATAATAGATAATAAAATTATTTTAAGCTATATGGTTGAAAAGTTTTGCTCCAATATATATGAAGTACAAAACCATGTAAAGCTATTAACCCCCAGAAAGCCTAATAAATTTTTTAATGTGTATGCTGAAATTTCAGTAGTAGAAGATGTATAATAAGCATATATAATAATCTAATGATTAATTGTGAGATAAAACTTGATAAAGACAAAGTGTCTAATAAAGTGTATTTTGACAAGAAGATTAAGCAGTTTACTAATATGGTAAAGAAATGTGGTGTTTTGGACGAACTTCGTTTGCGTAAGACTTTTATGAAACCTTCAACGCGAAAAAAGCTTTCAAAACAAATTTCAGCTCAAAAGTGGAAATACTACTTATAATATTCACCTAAATAATAGGTGAAACAGTATAGTTACTATTTTGAAGTAAAAGACTTAATACTTCAGTTTCTCGCTGCCTTTGATAATGTTCTAATCAAGAGATATGATAAAAATAGGGTAGCACAGGCTACCCAAGAAGTAAGATATATTTACGCTCCTAAAGAAAGAGTTTTATTTGATCTTGTCAACCCTGGTCAAAATGTTACTCTACCTGTTGTGAGTATTACAATAGGAAGTATTTCTAGAGATAATAATAGAGTTTTTAATAAGAATGCTGGCTTCTATGCCCACGGTAGTTCAAACGGTCGCGATAACACGGCTCAATCGTTCTATTACAAAACACCAAATCCCATAAACATAGTTGTAAATATGAGTATTATTGCCAGATATCAATCTGATATGGATCAGATTTTAAGTAATTTTATACCATTTAGTAATCCTTATATTATATTAAGTTGGACTATTCCTAAAATTTTCAATCTACCCTATACACAGGAAATAAGAACTGAAATTCTTTGGAGCGGACAAGTAAATCTTGAATATCCAAAGGATATAAATGGGCAAACAAAAGCTTTGATTGTTGCGAACACTGGATTCACAATAAAAGGCTGGTTGTTTCCTGATCCCCAAGATCCAGTTAAGAATATTTTCCGTATTGATACCAGCATGACTGCAGTAAGTTCCGGTACATCTCTTGCATATGGATCCTATAGTACATTAAAATCACAAGTTGTTACATTACAAGATTCTCTATCTAGCGCTTACAATACAGATCAATTTTCTATTTCCGGTTACCCCGTCATAACAGGTGTTGAATTATATACACAACCATGAAGTCAAATTTAGCAACTTTTGTTGTCCCTGTAAGTACAGGAGGTAAAATTATTACCTTGAGAGGTAATATGTTTAATTATAGAACATCGTCAGGTCTATTTTTAAGTTCTAATAAATTTGATGGAAGAGAAAGTTACTATGATCTATATAGCGATGTAAAAAGCGTTAGTGCAAACAATAGACCTTTTAGTGCCTACCCTGTAGATGAATTTAACGTTTACAACAACCATACCCTATCCTTTAAATTGTCTTCCTTCAATAAACCGCAAAATATTGATATTATTTTTGCAAATCCTGCCGGTTATAATTTGGCTTCAAGCGGTAAAAAATTTACTTTTATACAAATAATTAGTGGAAAGTAATGATATGGATATTATATATAATATATGAGCGAAATTAATAACGAAGAGAAGCTTCTAGAGGTTAAGACAAAGATTGAGCAGCTCTTAACCGAATATAGCGCCGCCTTAGTACCTATCACACTAATTAGTGGTGATAAAGTACTTAGCAGAGTGGATATCGTCGCTGTAAATAAAGAAGCTAAGGCAGAATAATACATAGTATTCCCAGGCATAGAAACTAAATATTTCTATGCCTTTTCGGTCTTTTAATGAGTTTGCAGCTCTAGAGCCAATACCTACAGATTATCTTGTTGGCTTTAGACCCCTAGCAGGTGAATTTAAGGTAGACTTCTACACTCTATCAAGAATTATTTCTGGCGGTTTAACCTTATCACCCAATGTTTTATATGTAAGTTTGAGCGGTAGTGATACTGCCTATAGAGGTATTGCTGAAAACGAAGCTTTCAGAACAATTAAAAGAGCTTGTTTTGAAGCTGCAAAAAGCCCCGCTAACAAATATACTGTCTTTATAAGATCAGGTGATTATTATGAAGAAAATCCTGTTTATGTTCCGCCAAATACATCATTAATAGGCGATAACTTAAGACGAGTTAATATTTATCCAAACAACCCTACGTATGATATTTTTTGGGTAAGTAATGCTGATTATATATACGGCTTTACTTTTAGAGGTCATTTATATCCGTCTGCTGCCGTTGCTTTTCCACAGCGCGACGTAACAAAGCCTGATTATAGAAAAGCCTTTTTTACGCCCGGTCTTTCTGCTACTCAACCTTCAGAAGCTCAAAGGTATGTTGTAACAAGCCCCTACATACAGGGAAGTAGCTCTATCGCTAGATCAACATCTACCGGTGCTAATAACGCGGGCGCAGGCTGTAGAATAGATGGTAGCTTGGTGAATGGGTATTTACGTAGTATGGTTATGGATTCTTATACTCAATTTAATGAAGGAGGTATAGGTGTACATATTATTAATAATGGATATGCTCAATTAGTCAGTACATTTACAATTTGCTGTACACACGGTGTATTATGTGAGTCCGGCGGTGGCTGCGATATTAACACATCTAACTGTTCATTTGGTAATTACGGGCTTGTATCTAAGGGCAAATCTCCTATGTTTGTTTTATCAGGTAGATTGCTTAACCCTGCAATAGCTGGAAATGATAGTATTACAATAAATCAAGCAGTATCAACAAACCTTGCAATCTCTCCTGCATTAGGCTTAATATTTTCATTAAGTGGAGATACAACCAATACCCTTTATCTTGTAGGCTCTGCTGTCAAAACCGGTACTAACTTGTATAATATCTATATAGACCCGCCTACTACATTGAATAGATCGTTTGAAGCAGGCCGTGTAGTATATTTTTATATAAGAAGTAATATTCTAGCCAGTGCAATTACTTTTGAATATATTGGAACTGGTACAGATTTAACAAAGTCATTACCTATTTTAGGTGGACAAACAAACGTGGATAACGAGGTAGTCCAGGAATACCCCGGTGTTGTGTTTTATACAGCAACAAATCAGAGTGGAGACTTTAAAATTGGAAGCGGATTAACAATTAGACAGGCAACTGGAACTATTGAAGGTCAGACCTTTCAAAGATCTATATTTTCTCTAGTAACACCATTTACCCTTGCAATAGAGTAATAAATAATATATGGCAAACGTCCCTTTAAATTTATTTAGAAATCTTACGTTACCGCTGTCTGCTACGTATGACCCTACTCCAGTAATATATACATCACCAACTACAAGAGCCTCGATTATTCTAAATGCACAAGCAGCAAATATCACAGGTAATTTTCAAACCGTTACAATGGCAGTTTCTAGTAAAGCTAATTCCGCAAGAGTATTTTTACTAAGCGGATTTGCAATACCTCCAAACGATACAGCTAACTTAATACTTGGTAAAATTGTTCTGGTTGATGGAGATAGATTAATTGGATGGTGCAGTAATGATAATTCAATTCATCTTGTAGTATCTATATTGGAAACAATTAATACAGAGGCATAATAATGAATCCTTTACGAACAGGATTTATAAGTGAGAGAATAAAAGTCACACCGCCATTGAGCGCTGACCCTCTCAGATATCAATATTTAAATCTAAAAAACGCTGAACCTAATTTAGGTGCGCCAAGTCTACCTGCTCTTCCTTCATTTAACGATTTTATTCTCATTTCTACCCCTACAGGAAATAGAGCATTTAAAACAACAGAATATTGGGATAGTACTTACTCAACGTTCAAAACACAAAGCGGTACCTTTCTCACAAAAGATTCTGCTGACTTAAGATACTATCAACTCACGGGCGGTCAAATTATTGGAAATGTATATGTACAAGGCAATATAGTTGCTACCGGCGGTGTATCCGCTTTGAGTGCTACTTATGTTATTAATGCTGTTACATCGTTTTCTGCATTGAGTGTTTTTTCTTATGGGTATGAACCAGCTCTACTAGTTGGTTCACAAGGTGGTCAGTTCGACATTGCAAGGTTTGTTGACTCTGATAGCATGTTTCCGGTTTTTAGTATTAAAGATACTAACAAGTATAATACTGGTCGTGGAAGAGTTGGAGTTAACACAGTTAACCCTACAGTTGATTTCACGGTACAGGGAGCAATTTCTTCTTCTGATTCAATTTACTTTGGTAGATACAACACACTTCAATTAATTGATTTACTTAACATTACACAAAATAATTCTGGTGGTTGGGAAAGTACTGAATCGACTGTTTACAGTTTATCTAATGACTGGGCTTCATCTAATATTATACCTATTGCTACAAGATATCTTTCCTCCTACCCTGTCACTTTAAACAAAGTTACTATTACTAATAGCTTAAGTGTAAGAGGCGGCTTATCTGCTGATATGATTTATGGTGTATTTCAAAGTAATAAAATACAAAGATTTGCAGGTAACGGTGTCACCGTAACCTGGCAGCTTGAAAATAATATATCTAGTCAAAACGATATATTAGTTTATGTAGGTGGTATCTACCAGGATAAGGTAACATATTCTGTTAACCCTGGCCCGCCCTCATCTATTACGTTTACTGAAGCGCCACCTCTACCTTCAGATTATGTTTACGGATTAGATAATAAAAACGTAGAAATTGTATATCTTAATGCAAATCCATTTCCCATTGGTCAAGTCGGCGACGGTACTGTAACTGAAAGTAAGATAGGCGATAGAGCTGTAACATCAAATAAATTAGGCTCTAATTTAACACTTGTAGGTAACTTATCAGTAACCGGTACCCTGTCTGCTGCTGGGTACGTTTTAACAAATTCATTTATTCCCTATCAAACATTTGATGTTCTTCCTAATCAAACCATATTCACACTACTTTGTGCTGTAGCCACTAAAAACGATATAAGTGTTTATGTTTCTGGAATTTATCAAAACAAAGATAATTGGGATTTATTAGATAGATATAATGTTCAGCTTACAACACCGCCACCTGTTGGGTTTAGTGTTGTTGAAATTACATACAACAGACCTTTTCCGTCCTCCTCTATGTATCCTACAGTTAATTCTGTTTTGACCGATTCAATTAATAACGGTGCAGTTACATCGCCTAAATTAAATAGCAATATAAAGATAACAAACCTAACAGTTTCTAACACATTAAGCTGCAAATCGCTACAACAAAGTATGTTTCAAACAGCATTGATTTTTAGCTAATGAGAGGGATATTTACAGGATAAATATAAATAAAGAGTGAAAACCATATTAACAACAACTTCAGCATCAGTGGTTTTTACACCAGGGGCCACAAGTTTAGGTAAGCTTAATTTCTCAAACTATACAGCAACACCGTTCATTTTCAACAGGTTAATGGCAGTCATTAATTTAACCAGAAATACAATAATATATGCAGAAGGATCACAGGATACAGGGGTAAATTCCTGGAATCAAAATACCAGGGAGCTGACACTTTTAACAGATACAAGTAACCATCTTAACACTGATATATTACAGGTAATATATGATTCACCTGCTATATCGGTGATGCCTACAGAGGAATACTTTGACCCTGTAAACAAACAGAGAGTATCAATGCCTCAATCGCTTATTGATACAGACTTTGAGTACAGCGTACAATCTACTAAATGGGAAACTCTTTTTCAGCTCAATAATAGACCTACAGCTTTTTTTGAACCCATTAATCCAATTAACCCTGCTTTTATTTCTGCTATAAACGTAACTCAAAATTCTAGAATAGTAAACATTGTTCCAACAGATGCAGCTAGCTACAATTCTATTGTAGCAGGTATAAGTGCTGGTGGTATTTTATATGTACAAGATACTCTAGATAATAATGCTAATGGCTGGTTTCAATTATCTGCACATAGCATTAGATCTGACAATTCAAATCCGGTGCTTTCTTATGTAGGCAAAAGGCCTTTTGCTTCAACGACTAATATTTTCGATTACAACCGAACACTAGTATTTGTTGGTGGGTTTTATGGTAATTCTTTTATACCTCTTTCCGGTGGATCAACTTTCTTCAACCAAGGAATGGGAATATCTGCAAATAATACAAACACCATCTTATTTACAACCTC